GATATACTCTCCATCCTCTTCAAAATCGAATACTTTTTTGTTATCCTTAGACTTTCTCTTTGTCTTGATATTGATAAATTCCTCTGAGATATCTATAAGCAAATCATTTTTCTGTTGAATTGTTAGCCTATTCAGAGTTTTGCTGTTGATAACTAATATGTTTAATGCTGTACTTATTTTCTCTCTATCCGTAAGCTCTTCTTCTTTAAATAAATTTTGAATTTCTAATACTACATCAAAGGCAAGATTGAGCCGGAATTTCTTACCGAACTTATCAATCTTATCGTCTAATTCGACAGATATGAAGCTCATTATTTCCTCCGCCCAAATGATCTCTTTTGCTTACGATTATAACCTTCCATTACTTTATTACGTGATTCCTGAGCTGCTGTTCTGATATGAGGAATGACTACGTTGATAATGAATGGTAGTACTTCCTGGCACATTTCAATGTACCTGTTATCATAAAATTCAATGATTAGCTTGGTATCTTCTTTACCAAATACAGTTTCAAATAAGTCAACTAAGGTTGTGCCTATGGTTTCTAACACCTTATTCGTACTGCCATTCTTAACGTCTTGTTGTGCTGATGTCATATTTCTTTGTGCTTGCACTAATGCTATATGTTTTTCACTGATCTTTTTTGCCATAACATCAGCATCTAGATCTACATGGAGCGTATGAACCACATTCCCATTATCATCAAGTAACTCTAATTCTTCATGAACTCGTTTATGTCTTTGAGCTTGATATGCCATATAAATTCCTCCTTAAATGGGACAGGCTCTTCACCTGCCCCGTTAGCGTTACGGTGCAACCACACCAATTACGGGTTTGCCATTACCATGAATTACAAGCGTAACTGCATTAGGCTGGTTTGCATCACCACCAGCATCGGTAATGTTAGCTAGAGTAACATTCCAAGTGATTGTTTTAGTGCCATTGGTAAGTCTAAGTTTCGTCTTTCTTGCATCACCAAAAGCATACTGTACAGCATCAGAAAAGATATAATCCGATACAGGATCTCCTACTTTTTTATCACCTGTAAATGTTACGGTATACTGTCCGCCAGTAACCTCTGAACTACCCCATCCCTCATCGGCAAGGTATGTCGCTTGGTATAACACTTCATTTAAGGCCTGTGCTATATTTTTCATCATTACCCCTAAATCTGCCCATGTTTCTGCTTCTGGCAAAGCAGCAGGTGTAGTATTTAGTTCCGCCTTAATTTTATAATTCAACTCTGCGTTTAATTGTGGCATTTAATCACCTTTCCTTTCTAAAAATAAATTGTTATATCTACGATGCATGAATAGATATATTGTCCATCGTTTTGCTTTCCGACTAAGCTCGGTTCGCTTGATACTTCCGATGTTATCCACTCAAAGGTTGCACCATTCGGGTAAACTTTTAAACCCTGCAGGTAATTACCGATTGAGCATAACGTATTTAAAACAGTAATCTGATCCTTTCCCTTGCCCAAAAAAAGCAATGGAATAACCTTGCTGGCCTGCTTGTTTAGATATATGTCTTTGTTATATCCTGGCGCAATTTCGCATGAGATACCGCCATCTGTTGGAAGACCATCAATATGGATAGTGGAGAACAAATCCAAGTTCGTTTCGATAGTATCAATAACTTTATTAATCATTTCAACCTGTGGTTCCGTATCAATCACCTCACAAATTAGCCATTAAGGCCTTCTGATATGTCTCATTCCATTCATCTCCATGCTTCGACCTAGCGTAATGCGTCCATAGTTTATGTGCATCTGTCTTTGTATACTTTAGTGGAATATCTGTTGCAACCTTAGGAGCCCGGCCAACCATCACTACCCCATAAAACTGATATCTGACATGAGGACCAGACCAGATAAGTAATCCTTTCTTAAGATCGCTATGGGTTTCTGAACTCTTAATGAGGTCGTTCTGATCTTTTGGTGCATATCGATTACAGTCTTTCAATGCCTGCTCTGATGTAAGGAATAACGCTTTTTCATTTGCCCCGGTTATTCTGGTCTTAATAGATTTCTTATCAAACGTAACCTTAACTTTACCGATAGCCATTAAATCAACCCCAGTTCATAATGATGTAGATTAGAGCCATCATATAAAGGATCAATAATCTGTACGCGGTATTCAATACCATTCCATAAGATAATCTGATCTTGGGTAAATACTGTACCGGCCGGTTGGCTGTTCTTCATGTCAAAGAACATTAATGCACTTAGTTGAACCTCATTATTCTGTTTATCCTTAACCAGTTTTGAAGATGGCTCTATCCGGACATACTTTAAATCAACCGGATGGGAAGTTGTTTCTTTTCCCCACCGGTCAGTAGCAGTAACTACCTTAATGGTTGCGCTATGAATTAATAGCTTTCTCGGTATCGCTCTCATAATCACAACCCCCTATACAATAATCCGGTAGGATACAAATACGTATTTGCCATTGGAGCTATTATTCTTGTACTTCCGGATCCAACTGCAGAATAATTGAATTTACCTAATCCAGCACTCTGCAGATTATCACCGGTATAAAGTTCGGTACCGCCATTGGCATTGATATACTCAATCTGAGCGCATACAGCATTTTTAAACCTCGTTTGCATATCTGCCGGTTCAAGTAGCAGCGCATCCGGATCCATTCGATATGATGTAAGTTCATCAATCATCTCGGATGCTCTCAGCAAAAAACTAGGGAAGTCGCTATCACTAACGGCTTCCCCATTATAAGTGTCAGAATAATATGCCTTGTCAACATATGGCATTGTGACACCCCCTATTCAGTGGCTTTCTTCTCCGCATCGGTAATCTTTTTAAGGATACCATTTACTGCTGTCGAGTTGCCAATCTCGATGTTATGTTCTGCAGCGTAAGCCTTAAGCTGATCAACATTCATGCCATCAAATTTAGAAGGCTCTTTTGAAACTTCAACTACTTCATCTTTAGGAATTAATCCAACTCTTTTCATGCTTTATCCTATATCCTTTCCGCTATTAGGCTTTGTGATGGAGATAGATACCAGCAGCCTTGTTTTCATAAACATCAGCAAGACCGTAATTTCTATAACCATATTTCCATGCATCTCCATCCTGGTTGAGCTCAGGAGTAATGATCTTCGGTACTGCATGCTTTGTGAACTGCAAAATTGCAGATTTCTGAATGATCATAAAGTTGATATCCTTGCCTGCTGCAGCATCCTTGATATATCCACCAGCCTCTTCACCACCAGTAGTACCGTCGTACAGATCGATCAATGTGTAAAAACGAGATTGAGGCACTTCAATAACAGCTGCAAAGCTCTTTAATAGTTCCCTGGACTTTGTAGTATCCATATCCTCAATGTAGCCTTTTAAGGTTGGAGTAATGTATAAGTATCTGTTTTCGGCTGGAACCTCAGCTTCATTTAGAGTATTATTACCTACTCGGATAGCTGCTACTGTTGCAGCGCCATCAGCCAGAGTTGCACCAGCTGCTACCTTGCCAATATTGGCAGTACCTGCATATGTAGCAAAACGGAAAGCATCAAGTTCCGGAACTACTTTTGTACGGATGAATTCACCGGCAAGTGCACCGAATGCCTGATTCTGAGTCTCCTCATTATCCATAGCATCAATTGTGAACATTCTACCGCGTTCGTAGTTGAATACTACAGTTTCCCATGACAGGTTAGCAGACCCACCTACATATCCGCTGTTCCTAGAGTAATTTGCTAAACCATCCATAGATAGTTTAGGGATTACAATTTCGTTTGCATTTGCTCCTGCTCTTGCAAGAGATGCATCGCTTTCCAATGCACTTGTAAGGGATGCTTTCTTATACACTTCATCAAGAAGCGGTACATATTTCTTTGCTAATGCGATTACATTTGGCATAATTAAATTCCTCTCTTTCTTAATCGAGACCAAAGGCTTTTCTTAAAGCCTTATCGTCTGTGGTTGTTGTTTGGGTTGTTTGAGAGCCTGTTGTTACATTCGGCTTAGTTTCAGTAGTTGCAGTGGATGCAAATTGAGGATATTTTTTAACTACCTGTTTGATTGCATCATCAATAGTTACATCATCAGATATTAACCTTTGAGCCAGGACAACAACATCGTCCACATTATCAGATGCTACACCTTGTTTAAGGCAGGCAACTGTTGCTTTGAGGGTATTGGCTTCTGTCAATGCATCTTGCTTTTCTTTCTCGGCAGCTGTAACTTTCTCATTGGTCTTTTGCTCTTCGGTTTTCTGTGATTCCTGCCAATCCTTAAAAGCCTTTAACTCTTCCTTGGTTGGCATTCCCTTCAACTTCTTAGCAACCATTGCATCCGCTATTTTCTGAGCCTCTGCCTTGGCATCTACAGTAGTTGAAGTAGTGTCCTTTGCATCATCCTTGGTATCTGTAGTATCAGTTGTGTCAGTAGCTTTTGTGGTATCCGTGGTATCTGTTGTGGTACCAGCAACGGTTGTCCCTGTATCCGGATCAGCAAAGAACTGTAATTTCATTTTTAACATAATAATTCCTCCCATTTTAAGTCCGTCGACTATATATTCCCATGCAGTTTAAAGCCGTCGGCACGTATATAGGCATAAAAATAAGACGTTTGACCCAACGTCCTCTAGGGAGATCAGTGGATCACCGCCTCTCTATTTTGCTAATTGCAACTCAATAGCCTCGAATGAATTACCATAAGCAAAGTCTATGATTTTAATTCCGTTAAACGATTTTAATGTCAGATCATTGTTATAAGTCTTTTCATAATAAGTGCATTTATATTCGAAATTAGCAGCTTCATTGATAATTATTTCGGCCTTTGGGAAACCTTGCATTTCAATCTTCACACCAATGTATTTTTTACCTTCTACCTCGGCACCCGAAAAACACTCTCTTAAATCTTGTAAAGTTTTCATATCTTTTTCACCTCCTCTTATTTGCATCTATAGCCTTGGCGCTGGTACTCTTACCAAAGCCGTCTACCTGCTCTCTGTTTCTTCTCCTCGGTAGATTATTCTCTTTACAATATAGACTAAGTTTCTTTTCCTTAGCCTTAAGCTTCACGGATGCCTCTTGGAAGGCCTCCTTATCGCCTAACATATCAAACATGGCCAGTTCTCTCTTGGACTTCCTTACTTCCCTTTCAATAGCTCGCTGTCCCTGCATCTTTTGATACTGTTCATCGTTTTCCTCTTCATCCTGAGGGAAGTTTCTCTGGATATTAACTCCCGGTACAAAAGGAGTAACTGAGTGACCACAATTAATACCAAGTAATCCATCTGCATCACCATATGAAGAGCTGCTCCATTTCGGATAGTTCTTATCCTTTCCGGAAATACAAAATATCTTTCCCTGGTCCTTAGCACATTTAGGACGTGCTCCAGAATGTGAAGATACTTCTAAGTAATCAACACCGTAATCATCGGCTCTGGCCAACTGAGTACTATTCGCCACACTCCCAACAGTTGATCTAAGGACCATATTTGTATAAGCTTCCGGTGTCCAGTTCTTGCCTGCCTTATCAACAAAAGCTGTAATACCTTTAGCATTAAACTCCTTGATAGTCTTTCTTAATGCCTGCTGTCTGCTCTCAGCGCCTGAAATAACCTCACCGGCTGACTTGTTAAGTACATTGATTGCTTCTTGGTTTTTACCTATCTGCTCGGCCAGTGTAGCAGTATCATTAACAAGCTTAACAAACATATCCTTTGTATTGTTTCTCATAGTTGTATTAACCAGATTGAAACTATCCTTGGCCTGTTTCTTATATGTTTCCATAGCCTGTTTAATATTAGGGCTCTTCTTTGGCTCTACAGCCTCATTGAGTATTCCATCCTTTACGGCTTTACGATAACCTGGCTCGATTTCATCTACTGTCTGCATGGCTGCTTCGGTTATCATATCAGTAAAATAACTACCAGTACCGCCTAATGCATCAGCCATGATCTGAATATTCTGTTTAGTAAGCTTACCGGATTCAGCTAATTTCTGTAGCTGCCATTGTCCGGTTGGAGTAATCTGATCATAATTCTTAATGTTACGGACTACGTTCATCATCAGATCATATTCCATTTTCTCGTAAACATCAGTCATTGTCTGTGATAATGCCTGAGCTTCTAACGGTGTCATTATTCATCACCTTCCTCAGGAGTATCAGCTGCTTTATCATCTTTTGCAGTATCAACGTTTTTGGCATCATCACCAAATAGATCTACATTGTCACCAGTGATTTGACCTTCCTTGGTGATCTGGTCAAGCTCTTTTTGCGCTGTCTTATCATCACACTTAAGTATCTCCTTGATTGCTCTCAGCTTCGATTTAAGACCTGCAGCAACCAGCTTGATGTTATTGTCAATGATTGCGTTTTCATCGACTATGATACTATCATCAAAACCGATTGTAACTTCATAGTCTTTTACTTCCTTCAAATCACCGATCGCAATACCAAGAGTAATTATATTCTTAATGGTATCCTCAATAACCTCTTTAACGAGATTCTGATGGGACTGTTTAGTGCGATATGTCTTTGAGTTCTGACTGATTACCTCAGTAGCTGTCTTAAGCCCTTGAGCTGCATCAAATGATAATGTACCAGCGCTTAGTCCTACTTGGAAACAAAGGATATTTAACAGAGCGTTAATAGCTTTTATATGATCATCTACACGTAATGTCATTGTGTTGTCGGTAATCTTTAATTCGTCAGCATCATCTTTCTTTAATGCCTGATATACTTCATCCTCGGCATCAAAGTATTTGACCATCTTGCCTTGATGCTCTGGATCAGGGATTGCCTTAATAGCACTAATCGGAACTATAATTCTTTTACGCCCCAGGATAAACTCTCGATTGAAGCTATCAAAGGCTATATCTAGGGCTTTAAGTGTATCTAACGAATTAGCATACACTGAAATACCTAATGGGCTGTCTGTATCTATATTGTTTGCTACAGAAGGTCTCAGGTAGGCGAATAGGCTGTCAGAAACGTTGTTAATATAAACGAATGTTTCAAGCTTCGGGTACAACGTATTCAACGGTACCTCAATACCAACCTCTTCCTTGTTATCGCTCATATACAAATGATTCTCAATTGTAATACGGTCGTATGTAATTCCTTCCTTTTCCGGATCTGATACCGTTTCTGTATACTGCCATTCAAACAATGTATAGAATTGCTTACCCTTTACCGTCTTACTTACGAATACACCGTCATAGATGCGCTTATTATCCCATCTAACCGGTATGAATAAATCGCCATCCACATAATCAAGCTTTACCTTGCTATCCTCTAAATATGTCTTTAATACGCTGCCACCGATAGCATAATCAAGCTCCAGCATATCGGGGAAGTTCTTCCAAAAGCCATTGTCCTGTAAAACTTTTTGAACGTACTCATGATAATCTTTATCAGAGACGGTTATCTCAACTTGTTCTGAGAATGTGAGGTTGGCCAACTCATTGCATAATGCCTTTGCGGTATTCATGGAATCCCGTTCTCTTTCCTTTTTGGGATTAAGACCGGTCTTATGAGTGGTTCTCCATGGAGGAGCTCCCTGCCAGATCAGCTTCCATCGTTCAATGTATTCGGTATAGTAATTCTCATAGTCCGGAATGTCTTTATTCTGGAATGCCGACTTAGCACCCTTTATAATTCCCATGTTATATAAAAACCTCCTTATCGATTGGAATATTTTTGTGAACACCTTATCACCTCACTTAGTTTATGTAATCTGCATAGAAGTGGTTAATACTGTATCTAAATTCATCCATTGCATGGTTATAAGCATCAATGGGCTTTCCATTCGCATCCCTGCAATACATTCCGACCTCTTTTAAGAAGTCATAATGGCTGTATGTATCTGTCTCGAGTAAATAAAATAAGCCGTCATTGATGGCATTTTGTGCCCTCTCAATTCCGACTTCAATTCCTCTACTTGCATTCATCTTTTCATGTCCATTATTGTTAGCTTTATTGGTATCAACACCTATCTTGTGTAGCTCTTCCCTTAATGACTTACAGGCAGGATCCACATATAAGCCTGACCGATGTGTTTTGAATTTCTTCTCACACCAGCTAATAAATGACTTTATCTCTACAGCATAGGTTGACATTGCTTTGACCTGTCCTGTTTCGGTACCAGAGTGAAAGTAGTTCGCTACCCGGTACATAATATACTTTTTAATATTGCTGTCAAAGATAATAATATTACAGCTGCAAGAAGTAGCATCCCCTTGGCCACCATCCGCTGAAAAGAATAGTTCTACTATTCTCTGTTTATCTTTATCCGTGATCAGCTTAGCTTTTATATGCCTTGCCGGATCAAACATAGCATAGATAACACCAGCCGGAATAACTCTCTTGCCTTCCCAATCCCTGGCATAAAGATAAGCGTTCTTAAGCAATGTCTGTCTAATCTCTTCTTTACGTTCTGCCGTGATAATCGGATTATCTTCTATGGTCCAATGCATCCATGACATATCCTGTACTTCGAATACCTCTTTGATTACCGGATGAAAAGGAGCCGGAGGATTCAAATCTGCAACGTGCCATCTCTTCTTAGCAGCAAATGTACGTCTAAAACATTCTTGGACCATATTCAGATGGAGTAGATCTATTTCACAAAAGTAAACGGATCCGAGTGATAAGCCGGTAATACCTTTATGGCTATCTGCCTTACCACCACCTTTGTAATACACTCTTCGGATTCCCTTAGGAGTTGTGATCTCAAGGTGATCTCCATTGTCATCATGCCGCATCCTAGAATTTCCGTCAAATATATGTATCAGTCCGAAGCCATCACACTCCATTACCAGTTTATATGCTTGCTCCTGGTTATAAGCCACTACAAGATGATTTTGATCATCTGATTGCAATAAGTATAAAGCATAACGAAATACAATAGCTGTTGTCTTGGCACTTCTGGGAGTGCCTTCATTAACCTCTAATGTATGTACAAATGGTTGTGTAATATAAGCTGCCTGTTTCTCTGACCATATCATGCACGATCACCTACCAAGTCGAGTAATGCCTGCATTAATGATGTATCATGAGATATTCCAATATCAGCTTTCTTCTTAAGCAGCGCTATTCTCATTTTCTGTTCTTCAGTAGCCAAACCAGACTTACAAAGCTCATCATATTGCTTAAGCATGCCTTCCAAGGTCTTCATAGCTCTCGATTGGGCCGTAAGGAAAGTAGCATGTTTATCCCATGCCTGTTGTACTTCCCACTTCTCAGAACTTCCAGTATCGCTGTATCCTTCACCTATCTTAGTTGTGGTTACATCCGTCTGATCTTTAACATACATAAGTTTCTGTGCTCGTATGATAGCGGTATATTGCAGCATGATATTATCCCAAAGGATATCAAGTGGATCTATCTTTTCAATGCTCTGCATAATCTCGGCGGTTTCAGCTGGCAGCCACTTAGAGAAGAAGCCATGTTTCTCAGAGTTCTTATTTTCCTCAGGAGCTCCATGGCCTACTGCATTCTTATTGTTTGGCTGACCGCCTTTATTCTTATACGAACGTTCGCTTTTCTTATCCGAGCGTTCGCTATCCCATTTATGAGTGCTCTTCCATCTACGAACTGTTCCTTCAGGAAGATTTAGTTGACTTGCAATATCAACCAATTTCATTCCCTGTTTATATAGCTTAATCGCCTGATCATATCTTTCATCTGGAGCTCGTGCCATGCATCACCACCTCTATTCGTTTGTTTTGGGGTATAAGAAAAGGAACTGCCATTTCAGTTCCAGAGGTTATAGTTTTATATATTTATTATTAGGCTAAGCTCATCCCTCATATTCTGCATTTAGCACAATACTAAGGATAAAGCTGTCATATACTACTTGCTTTTTCTGTCCCTACTGGTAATTCGGCATACAATGATAGTGAAACATATGCATAGAACTACAGATGTAATATCCCCATTCAGTATCAACATAAACTTTGCCCTCCTAATACCGTATATCTCATGATATGTTGGAAGGATTATAAATATACCGATTATGTATCCATATTAATTATATGAGTTAATTCCAAATGTATGCTATAGTTTTATATAATATTTATTAAAGAAAGCACCCCGAAGGATGCTCTATATCGCAATTAAAATTTATTAAAAATCTATTCCTTTTGATTTTAAAAATATCTGAATTGCAAGAAATACCGCTTGTATAAGCCCGTCTATTCCTTTGTCCCTTATGAAATTATCATTAACTCCATTTTCTTGCATAATTTTCATAATTTCTTTTTGCACTACTACCGAGTCTTCTCCAGAAGCGAATATGTTATTTAATATGTCCTCAATTCTTTTCTGGCTTTCCTCAATTTTGCGCAACGTGTCCGATGATTGTATTTGTGCCTCTTCAGCTTTTCTCTTTCTGTTTGCGCTTTCTACTAGTTGATCTTCAATTTCTTTTGGTATTGTATACGGCTTTATAGTTGGCAAATTATTTGGAACAGAAAAATCTTTAATCATATTAAATTTAATATCATCCATATAACTATCCTCCCTTATACCCAAATGCTACCACTTTCTTACAGTATTTGCAAGAACAAAAAAGAGCGCCACATCATCTGATACAACGCTCTACCTACTCTCTCGTAGGCTTTGAATTATTATATGGCAGCTTGCCTAATATTAATTGTAAAAAAGGCACTCATACTTAGTAATTTTCTGAATGCCTTTTTGGGGGAGTATAAGTATTGGGGATCCCGTGAGGGAAAGGAGTTGACAGGAGTCGAACCTGCATCCACTGTACTTGTTATGCGCGCGCCAGTGCTCTGCCAATTGAGCTACAAATCCCAAACGTTATTTCCCGTGATATCGTTCACGCGAAATCATTTAATACAAAGGCTAAACGCTTGCTTGCTACCATTTTTGATCTTGTTTGAAGCAAGAGAAGTCAACTATGATCAATCAGCTGCCGGCCTTATCAACCAGACAGCCAACGAAGGTCGTCTTTGACAACCTTCTACGCTACTATCGTAACACATGATAAATAACATTAAAATATCATCTTTTTATCATATTTATATCAAACTATATCTACTCCATCACAACCAAAAATCCTAATACTTAATACCTTTGTAATCTCTGTTATCCATCTTCTCACAGTCACAGTGCTTGTATTTAGTGCCTCAGCCTCAACTTCAAACGTGACACCATTAATCAAGCAATCATACAATGAAATATACTTATATAACATATCCCTTCGCTCGTACTCATCCTTTGTAAGTTCCAATGCTCTGTCAATATGCGAAATTATGATCAGGCTCTTAAGCTTGCTCTTCCGAATACTGTTGATATAGACACCATCATCTTCATCATATTTTAAGCTTTCATTTAATTGACTCTCCTCGGATATTGCTTCTTCGATGCTGCTCTTAATCTTATTATAATTTTTAAGCAGCATTTTAGTATTATGTAATGCTTTGGCTCGTTTATCTGCTTTTTGCTCCTTGCTATACTCTCGTATAGCTATCTTTACTGCTTTATTGATTAATTCATCCGCTGTTACATTATTCACCCTATTACCTTCCTTTCCCTCTCGCTTGATTGTAATGGTTGTATCCGCAGCAATACTTTATCTTACCGTCCTTACCGATAAACTTCCAAGTATAATCAGATCTGGTCATATGCATGGAGAATATAACCTGCTTACCACATACCGGACACTTTTCAGTATCCATCTTGCCCCACATCTTAACTTCCGAAGGACTAAGCTCTTTCACAGTACCGGCGAAACTATTTGCTTTTGCTTTGCCTGGCTGACACCTTCGTGTCCAGGAAGACATCATTCTTTTTCGGTATTGCCCGGCTGATTTTGTGTTTGGCCATAAAGTTGTATATATCAGATTTCTTTACACCGTACTTATCTGCTATATCTCCAACTTTGTTTGACTCGTCTTTACATAGCTTAATTAGCTCATCGGCATAATGTTCTAATATCTCAGCCTTAGTTTCTTCCTTAACCGGCTTGTCCTCAATCTTCTTAGCCTCTTCCTGCAATATGCCGGTCAGCTTCTCTTCAACCGGATCAGGTTCCTTATGTACTTTTGATGACTCTTCCATTTCCTTGACCGCTGCTTCAAATACAGGATTGAAAGTAACAGGCTTGCGTACACCCATAAGTTTCTCCAGCTCTGCGGTTTTCTCATTTCTAGCCTGAACAACAGCAACCACGGCATTCTCTCTCAGCTCCTGCATCTTCTCCGAGGACAGGATTGTGATATAAGTTGCCCCGTTGGGCCTTGATGTAAAACAGATGTCCTCACCCTTGGATTTTTCAATCAAGTCCTCTATGACCTCCAATTCTCTACTCAGCTGATTACCTTTGATAATATGTTCATTCCATTGATCTAATAGATTATTCATCCTCTTCATCCTCCCATTCTCCATTTTCACAAACTTCAGCCGGTGACTCTATCCGGCTCCTCTCAACAAAGCAATCTGTCGACTGCTGTACCG